TTCTTTCCAATAACGTTCATTCTCAGCAAGTTCTTCATCAGTCATTCCTAAGAAACGTTTTAATGCAAACCTATTTGAAATATAAGGTATAGCACTCATTTGTGTATACGTTGGAACACGAGCATTATCAAGTTCACTTTGTCTATAACTTGCAAAGTTTTGTGGTGGTTGCATTTTAAGATCAAACATTGCAGTATCAATGTTTACACCTTTTTCTAACAAGTAACGTTTAAATTCTTGATTAAATTCTTCTGTAAGTAAATTTTGTAATCTTTCACAGTAATTATTAAAACGTAATTCTTGAATATATGCTGTACCAACTCTACCATCTTGGTAATTACTTTGTCCATCATCTGGACCAGTTGGTAAGTAAGAACTTGGAATACGTAATCCACGTACAAGTTTATTAGTAAAATATTTTAAGTCGTCAATCTCACCTAAGTTTGTACCGCCTGGTAATGTTTCAACTTTTGATCCACGTCCTTCAGCAGTTTGTGGAAAGAAGTAATCTTCGTTAATTGATAATGGGTTGTATGAACTGTCAATTACGTTTGTACCGCCGCCTGTTGCACTAGGAATACGTCTTTGATGTATTTCTGTTTTAACTCGTTCAACAAATTGCATAGCAAGGTGACTTGGCATATTACCTACGTCAACGTAAAATACTCTACGTTCCGGTGCTCGTTGTACCCTATAAATTATAATTGCGTCTTCTAGTAATTCTTTTTGTTTGTAAACTTTAAAAATACTTTCTAGTAATGAGTTACCAAATGGAAAGTTATTATCTAACCCCTCAGACAAACTAAGGTGTACAATATTTTCAGCATCAACAGTAAGTTCTTTAAGATCTCTAGTAAATCTTCCTGCACTTGCACCTTGGCTTGGTGATCCAACTTGTCCTCTGCTACCGCCTGTTAAATAACCTTCACCTCCACCAGTAACATTACCGCTAGTTTGATGTGGTGTTGTAGCTACCATATGTGTAAAGTTTAAATTTACATCTCTAATAACATATTGTTCTGGTTTCTTACCTTCGGATTCGTTTACAATAATACGTGATACTTTTGCAGGATCAACATGAAACAATTTTTTAGTTTCTGGATCTCTAATAAAAAATGCATCGCCGTATTTAAACACGTTACGAATGATTTTAAACATTCGAGTTTCAAACTTTTGTAACTTAGACCATTGCTGTAAGTATTGTGAAAGTACTGTAATTTCTGAGTTGGTTGCTTTTTGTTTAAAGTCCATCATGAATGGAGTTTTATTTTGTTTGTTTTGTTGTGTACAAAATTCTCCAAGGATATCTAATGCGGCATTTACTTCTGAATCCATATCCATAGTATTATATTGTCCGTATCGTTCAACACGATTCGGAGAACCAACATATACATCTGGCAAGTAAGAACTATAATTTGCCTGGGCTGGACCTAATCCTTGTTGGCCTGGTCCACCTATTGGACTATAACTTCCGTCGCCACCTGCTTTTGTTTCTACAGGTGTAAAATACCGTTTCCAACTCATATTATCTCTCTTCTAACGCTTTTAGTTGTTTAGCTTCAATCTTGTTTCCCGCTTGTACAAGTTCTATTAATGTTTGCATACTACTATTTAACTGATCTGTTGACGCTCCTGAGTCTTTTACGACTCCTTTCATAGAGGCTGACAAATTGGCTGACATATCAGTAGACATATTAGCTGTTGTTTTTTGGTATTCTTTAAGGTTCTTAATTAGCTTTGTAATTTGATCGCTAGTTTTATCAATATCAGCCGAACCCATTGTATTTACAAACTCTGTAATGCCTTCAAGGCCTTTGCCTATGCCCTCTAGTCCTGCTACATCAACATCTTTAAATGCTTTCAATCCTTCGGCTATGTCTGCCATTCCATTACTATCGCCGCCAAATCCAAAGAAGCCTGCGATAGACTTACCTGCTTTATCTAGTAAACTATCACCAGTAAATGCACTAACACCTTTGTATAAAGATTCTAAAGCAGGTCCAGCTTTTGTTAATTCGTTAACTTTTATATCGCCAAATTCCTTTATCCCATCAGCAAGACTTTTTAATCCACCACTACCAAGTTTGGCTACAATACTTCCGCCGGCTAACTTGGCTATTGGTCCTGCTATGCCACTTAAGAATGTTGGCAAGTCTTTCATTTTAACTAGGTCTAACTGGCCCATTTTAGTTAAGCCATCAGCTAATCCGTCAATTGCATCTGCCACTAACCAAATAGCCGCGGCTATGCCTACAACCAGAGCCACTCCGGTAACCAACAAAGAACCCACTGCGGCAAAAGCCGCTAAAATAACTGGACCAAAGAAAAACGCGGCGGCAATTGCGGCTCCAGCCACTGCCACTGCCCCAAGAGCTAAGCCCCATTTCTCTGATACATCTAAACCACTAAACCATCCCGAGCCTCCACTTTCTTTCTTTGCTTTACCTTCGGCAATTGTTGCATTAAGGCTTTCAGCTTGTGTTTGCAATACAGCTAGTTCAGCTGTATATTTTGCTAACTCTTCTGGAGATAGATTACCCTCCGCCATTTTAGTTTTAATTGCCGCTATCTTATCATTTACACCTACTAATTCTTTCGCGGCTTCAGTGTATTTTGCGTCACCAGCTCCACCAAGCCCTAAGAACGCTTTCAACCTTCCGACAATGTCGGTCGTAACAGCTTTAGCTACTTCCCAGGCGCCTTCCATTTTTGTTTTCCCACTTGCAGTAGAATCTTTAAATACTTTAATAAATTTCTCAGCATACTCTGATAATTTTTCAACAGATGTTTGAATCAGCGCCGCACCATCTTTCTTTATCCAATCTGTTATTACGCCATATCCTGCTTCAACTATAGGCATAGCTTTATCAGCCATAGCCTTTTGTGCGACAAGAGACGCATTCAGCAGAACCGTTTGAGCTCCTAACGCCCCAACATCTTCCCCTGGTTTTTTCTTAAGCTTCTCTTGTTGTATTCCCGCCGCTTCCCAAGCTTCTACTCCTTTAGTAGACATTGATGCCATCGCAATTAATTGTTCGTAGATTGGATTGCCGGCCATTGTAATTCGACTTATGTGTGCGCCATTGGCATCCATTTGTCCCTGGGCATTTTTTATTGCCGAATCTAACATTGTTTTAGCTGTTTTTTTCTCTTGTTCAGTCATCGTTCTACCATTTTTGGTAGCTTCATTCATAAATTTGCCCCATTCCTGTATTTCTGGAATAGTAGCCGCTAATTGTTTTGCCTCTGTACTAATAGCCGCGCCGCCTGTAACCATGACTTCTTCCAACACACGTTGCAATCCTTTGCCACCGCTGGCTCCAAACGTTTCTAGCATACCGGACGTAAATTGTTTTGTTCCATCTTCCATAGATCTGTAAATGCCCTTCATTCGAGGGTCTTCTTGCGATGCTCTTAATGCCGCCGCGGCTTCTTTACGTGACATGCCTGTAAGTTTTGATAACTTATCTAGTTCTAATATATAAGCATGTGCACCTTTGGAAAGTTGACCTTGTTGGCGATGTTTTTGTCTTCCTTGTGCCATATCTAGAGCAAAATATTCAGCGGCTAGTTCTGCTTGTTCTTCTATCTTCATACCCATATTATCATAAGTAGCTCGGTGATCCTTTTTTAATTCACCAAGAAACTTTGAATATTGCTGTGTGCCTTTGTTAACGCTACCAAATCCAACAGCAAACGCTCCGGCATTAGTTTTAACTATTTTTGTTAACGAATCTACACTAATGCCAGCTTGGACTGCATTATCTGTAAATTGCATTAGATTCTTTCCAGTTGTTGCTCCAATACTTGACATCTCTCTAAACGTATCCATATGGCCTTCAAAGCCTGCTACCAATGCTTGAGCGCCTGCACCAACTTCTTTTAGAAAGGGTATGTTTCCTGCTATATGAGCTGTGTATGAAGATAAGTTAGTCGAGCCCTTCATTAATTCTGCCGCAGTACCAGTAACTGCACTTGCAATACCGCCTACTAGACTTCCTGCCGCCGCCGCGGCCGCCGCCCCCATTGCCTTAGTCCAACTCTTAGTTACTTTTGTAGCGTCTTTTGTAGTTTTTGTACCTTCTTTGGTAACTTTAATATCTTCTTTATCAGCTTTGGATTGGTTTTTTGAATTTTTTAACCGTTCTTTATCGGCTTTTCCAGCTAAACTAGCTGTTGCGCCACCGGCCGAGGCACCGCCACCCATGGCATTCATTGCTTTTAATAATTGCTGTAAGGTGTGTTCAGATGCGGCATTACTAGTACCGTCTGGTTCATTCTTTACTTGTGCCATAATTATAACCCTAGTTAACTGTTCACCATAAATATCTGTATGAACTTCAATATATTTATCCGGAGATAAACCATGGCAGAGAATATGATGCCAGGGGGAGTGCCTTTAGGAAAACTTCCTATTTCGCCTCAAGCAACCCCTGGACCAGAAATAGGAATTCCAATTCAACCCGGAACTCCAGTACCAGCAGTGGGACCTAACCCACTTGAAAAAT